CACTCAGAGAGCGCACTTGCATACCGCAGGCTCAAAGTGGAGGATGCCATCAACGCAGCACATCAGGCACTCCAGTACGGTGTAGTCCCAGGCGGGGGCGTGGCATTCGCAGACCTCAACACAGACAACGCCATCCTCTTCCATGCACTCAGAGCGCCCTACAAGCGCATCCAAGCGAACGCTGGCATACTGGAAGACCACGGCGCCGAGCCAGGCGAGGGCTACAACACAAAGACACGAAAGTGGGGCAACATGGTCGAGATGGGGGTGATAGACCCAGCCTCAGTCGTGAAGAACGCGCTCCGCAACGCAGTCAGCGTCGCCGCAACCCTCCTCACCACCAACACACTCGTCCTATTACCAATGGCACCAACAGATAAACCACAATTATGAAAATCATCGGCAAATGCTTCGCGTGCAAAAAGCGCAAACTCTTCGTCCGCAGGCGCAAGCTGGTGATACCCGATGCCGTAACAGGCATCAAAGCCGAAGCTCGTAGTCGAGAGAGCTTCTGCGGCAAATGTTTTACCAATGTTAAACGACACATGTATGACCACCAAACAAACCAAGCATAGAGAGACAGTTCCGCTAGAGCCAGTCCCAGAGATAGGAATAGCGGTCCCGATGCCCAGCATTCCAGAGATAACCGTCCCCGAGTCAAAGGACTACTTCGTGATCCACCAAGCCGCAGACGGCAACTGGAAGGGCAAGCGAGTCCGAGGAGAGAAGGTAACAGAGACACGCGCAGTAGGCCCAGACACCGCATTACTAGAACTCATAACGATGGGCTAACATGGCACCTATACGAACCGTGAAGGGCATCAAGAGGGACAAAACCGCTCGATGCAAAGCAATGGGCTGTCTAGGCAACAGAGCGCACGGTTCGTCGAGGTGCAGCTTCCACACACAGTGGAATAAACTAAGAGAAAAGATATGGCCAAAGACGAACTAGACATACAAGAAGCACTCGCGGATGTAGAGTTCTCCGCACCCAAGCATGCAGGTGGCAGACCGACCATTGTAGATGCCGTCGTACTATCGAAACTAGAGGCCGCATTCTCCATGGGTTGCACAGACAATGAAGCCTGCATCTACGCAGATATTTCACCAGCTACACTGTACAACTACCAGAACAGAACGCCCGAGTTTCTGGAGAGAAAGACACTACTCAAAGAGAAGCCCATATTGCGCGCTAGAATAACCGTGATAACATCACTGAAGAAAGATGTGAACTCAGCATGGAAGTTCCTCGAGAAGAAAGACCCGAGTCTCGGCAACAAACAAATGCTGGACGTAACAACAAAGGGAGAGAGCCTCAACGGATCCGCAGAGACAATCGAAGAACTAACTAAACAACTCAATGCTTTACACAGAGGAACAAGTATCGGAAGCGATGGAGAGGCTACCAGCCCTCTGGGTGACGAAGCACAAGATTAAGAACGAGAGTGGCTTCGAGCTCGACTTCACAAAGCGCAGATTCCTGTGGGATATGTACAATGACCTCTCACCGCTCCAGGTAGAGTTCAAGCCGCCGCAGATCGGGGCAACAGTAAAGAACACACTCAAAGCGCTCTACGTAGCAAAGAAGCTCGGCAGGCAGATCATCTACACACTGCCAACACAGACAGACGTGTCAGACATGGTGGGCGGTTCCTTCAACCGTATCATCGCCCAGAACCCTATACTCATGGACTGGGTAAAGGAGCACGACCGCGTAGAACAGAAGTCAGTCGGCGACAGCATCATCTTCTATCGAGGGACATTCACATCGAAGTCCGCGATGATGGTGCCGTCTGGACTGAACATACACGACGAGGTAGACGCAAGTAACCAGGCCGTAATCACCCAGTACGAGACACGCCTGCAGGCTCAAGAGGACGGCGGCTGGCGCTGGTACTTCTCGCACCCCTCACTGTCCGGGCACGGCGTAGATGCATACTGGGCAAAGAGCGACCAGAAGGAATGGTACGTCACCTGCAAACACTGCGGGCTCGAGCAATACCTTCGCTGGGAAGAAGACAGGCGGCTCCTAGACAACATAGACCGCACCAACAAAGTATTCTGCTGCCTCGAGTGCCGCAAAGAGCTGGACACAGAGACACGCATCAACGGCCGCTGGAAGAATAAGGATGGCGTAGCATGGGACGGGGCAATCGCGGGCGGGTACGAGTTCAGCGGCTGGCACACCTCACAGCTCATGCTCTACAACAAGACCGCACAGCAGATACTCGAAGCAAGGGCAGACCCGCTCAAAGACACACAGTACTTCTACAACTACGTCCTCGGGCTGCCATTCATGGGTGGAGAGAACCGCATCAGCACAGACCAGGTACTGCAGAACTGCATAGACGTAGTGAACGACCAAGACGGCCAGATCGTGCTCGGCATGGACACAGGGCTCGGCATCCACTTCACCATGATGAACGAGCAGGGCGTATTCTTCTACGACAACGTCACAGAGATAACCGCGACCAGCACGCCATACGACACCATCGAGAGACTGCTCATACGCTACCCGAAGCTCATAGTGATGTCCGACCAGGGCGGTGACCTCATCGGCGTACGCAAGCTGCAGGCAAAGTACCCCGGGCGCGTATTCCTTGTCTACTACAACAAAGACCGCAAGACCAAAGAGCTCTACGAGTGGGGCGAGGGCGAGGAGTACGGCAAGGTGCGCGTAGACCGTAACCGCATGATGACCCTCGTCGTGGAGCAGCTCAAAGACAAAGGGCGCATCCCTCTTAACGGCACGAAGGAGGAGTTCACAGAGTACTCAAAGCACTTCGCCAACATGTACCGCGAGAAGATAGTCGTGAAGGAGACACCCGGCAAGGACGACGCGTCGCTCTATGGCGCAGAGTTCGTATGGAAGCGCAAAGGCCCAGACCATTACGCGCACACACTGCTCTACGCATACCTCGGCTGGCAACGCTACGGAGGTGGCATGGCGAAGATAGTCGGAGAGGATCCACTCGCAGGACTCGCACGCGGGCAGATCGTCGAGGGGCAGGAAGTCGTGGCGACGATACCACACGGGGCGTTCAGCAAACCAGCGAACCTATAGTTGTCCACACCATCCACAGATACAAACTTGACATAATAGTTTATACTTACCGCATATGGCAGATGTCGACAACTTCATGCTCAACGTACTAGGAGTAACAGACCTAGTTGAGAATGACACTAACAAGGTCGCACAGACGACAGCACAGTCGCCCGAGGGCGCAACAGGAGAGAAGGTAGACTCACTCGACGTGGCAATGAGCGACGCCGAGCTCCTTAAGATGCGCAACCAGTACGAGCAAGAGTACTCAAAGTACGAAGGCATCCTGAAGCCCCGTATCGATAAGATCCGCAAGTCCTATCTAGGGAAGGCTGCGGCAGGTGCATATCTAGACGAGAACAGCACAAGCGTCGCCAATCTACAGTTCGAAGCCGAGGAGACATTCCTATCAGCCGCACTCGCAAAGAACCCAGAGCCAGTCGTATACTCAGACAACACACCAGAGGGCACAGCAGTAGCGAACGCGGTAAAGACGATGCTCGCATTCCACTCTGACCAGCTCGTGATACGCCGCAAACTCACACTCATGGTGCGCCAGTGGTCAGTGCACCTCATCGGTGTGCTCAAGCCCGGCTGGAACGACCGCGTGAATGACGTGACCATAGATAACACAAAGGCAGGTGATTACATCTTCGACCCGAAAGGACACGTAGATGCGTACGGTGACTTCACCAGCTGGTTCGGTGAGCGAAAGAAGGTATCGGCAGAGAAGCTCGCAGAGATATTCCCGAAGAAGAAGGCAGACATCGCCCTCTCCGTGGAGAATAAGATGGGCACAGAGGTAACGTACACAGAATGGTGGCCGACAGACGAGTACTGCTTCTACACCTACAAGGAGGTAGTCCTCGATAAGCACAAGAACCACCTCTACAACTGGCCAGAGCCTATGCTCGACGGTGCAGGCATGCCGCGCATCGACCCGAACACAACAAAGCCGATGATGACCACCCCGCGGAACCACTTCGCGCA